CCAAGTAACTTCGTAAACTTCGTATTTCCAAAACCCGAAAGGCTTGAAATTGATTGCTCCTTGATAAATATCTTCTTCAGTATTGTGTATAAAACTGTTTTTTACGTATCTTTCGTTTGTTGTACCTTTAGCACCATAAGCATACTTTACTGTACCCGTCATATCGTTAGTAAACTTAAACAAATACCTAACTTTTGAGGCGTCTACAGATGTGTGTATTCTCTTTTCTTCTAAACTTAAGTATGTATCTATCGACTGACTGTAAGCTCCTGTTATCATACTATATAAAGGGTAATATAGTAAATTATTTGTCTTTTGTTGTCTTAGAGGTACTTTTTTTAGTAAAATAGTCCTGTAATCCAAGTATCTCTACTTGATGTGATTTAACAGTGTCTAAAAGTATAGAATAACCACCTGTACTTACTGTATGACCTTCGTATTGTTTTTTTAATTTATACATAATATTTTTTTTTGTAAAGTTAAAAAAAAAGGGAGTTTTTACACTCCCCTTTTTAAATATATAAAGTTCCTTATGCGTGTATCGTTGTTAATGTAAAGTTATCAAAAGGAACGGAAGAATATTGTCCTAACCTTAAACATGGAAAACTCTCCATACTAGTAAAGGTTAAATCGTATCCATTCATGTCACCAAATGCTGCACCGGAATTAGCTGTACCAGCTGTTAATTCACATCCGTTTTCTACTCCAAACGCCCAGATTTCATTCTTACCTGCTGTTTGTTGGTATAGTTCTACAAATATAATTAGTCTGTTTTGTGCTAATAGTTTAATTTCGTTTCTGTCATCTAGTGTTAATTTGTGAAGCTTTAGGTTTATAACGCCTTCATAAAATACTGTACCATTCTCAGTCGAACTTTGTATAGTTTCCACCATACTTGCTTGACCTTTTGGTATCTTGTACCTATAATAACCATCACTATACCCACCAGCTCCTGCAATTTGAGTAAGAGCACCTGCAGAATGTGTAATTGTTAAATCTTCGTGTTGTGCAAAGTAAATGTTCTTTACACCACCCATGATGTCTTTACAGTCAAGTCCTCTACTTCTAGTTAATTCACAAGCCATGTTTTATAGTTTTTAAAGGTTATTAATTAGTCTAATCTTACAATGTCTCCACCTTGTGCATGTTGTGTTCCACCAGTGAAACGAGCTACAACTCTTACGTTGTCTGATCCATCTAGTGTAGACATATCTAGCATACGGATTTCAGTAGTGTCAGAAATTAAATCTGTACCGAAAAATAAGTTAGATGCTTGAGCTGCACACATTTTGTTATCTACCATTCCTGGACATACTGCAATTTTAATTCCGTTAAACATTGGAACAAATCCGTCACCCATGTTGTAAAGTCTTTCGTATCCTGCCGCTGCTTGGTTTGCTAAATACAATCTGTAAGAAGCTACAGACATATATATGTGTAAATCTTCTTTAGTATAAACAGCTGAAGGAATAGCGTCAGTTATAATGTTTAAGTTCTCATCTATGTTAGCGTTTGTAAATGCTGTTCCAGCTCCTCCTTGATTATCTGCCTCTACAATAGCTGTATCATTCTCAAAGTGTCCGTTACCTGCATGCATAAATCCTGTAAATTCTCCTGCGTCTGAGTCTATACCATTCCAGATGTTAGTTTCTACGTGATCTGCAATTGTGTCTGCTAAGTGAGAAACAACAAATGCTGAAAAGTCAGCTGACATTCCATTGTTAGAAGCTCCCGCTCTCATTTGAGCTGCTTGCCAATCTGCTAGTAAATCTTTTTTACAAAGATCTACGTTAATTTGTAGTTCTTTTGGGTTTAAAACTCTTTCTGTAAGAGTAAGTGTTCCCGCATCTGTAAAGTCACATGTAGCATCTACAATAAGTCCTGATGTAGCAACTTTTGTGATGTTTCTTTTAAACTTTACATTTTCTAATACTGTTAAGTATTCTAATGATTTTGAGCTTTTTAAAGCAGCTGAAATATACTGACCAGCATGTTCACCTGCATAGTTACTCGTAATACTAAATCCCATAATTTTTTGTTTTTTTAGTTATTATTTAAGTTATATAAAAATTTGTCTTTACCATTCAATTTATTGTATTCTTTTCTTGATAAAGGTTTGTTGTTTGTTGAAAATTTGTTTGTAGTTATTGGAGCACCCGCTGGTTTAGCTGATAACTCTATTACTTCCTCTTCTAAAGTTTCTTTGTAACCTCTTAAATCTTCTATTTGTGAAGATAACTCTGTTACCTCTGTTTTCACGTCACCTAACAATTCAGAAACAATATTTGCAACTTCTTTAATAAGTTCTTCTTTGTTAAACTCAATTTCTTCAGTAGTTTTGATTTTTTTAGGATGTCTAGCTTCTTCTACTTCAGAAGGATTTGCAACTTCTTCAATAATTTCTTCTTCCATTTCTACTTCTTCCTCATCTTCGTAATCTTCTTCTTTTTTAGCCTCTTCCTCTTCTACTGTTTCTTCTTCTTCTTCTTCTTCTAAAATTTCAGATATTACTCCTTCAGCTTCTACTTTGAAAGAAATACCGTCCTCTGTTTTATACTCTCCTTCTGGTAAGGGTATTGTTGTGCCATCTTCAGTTAGAACAGAAATATCTACTCCAGGTTCTAAAGAGTCTGCACTTGAAACAACTATTGTTCCATCCTCTAGTTTAGTTTGGTACTCAAGATTTACCTCCTCAGTACTTAATCCTAGAGCTTTTAAGATTTGTTCTTTAATTTCCATAATAAATTTATTTGTTATACTATATAAAGGGTATAATTTTATGTTATTTGATTTTCAAAATACTTGCTAACGCATTTAATACTTCCTCATCTGTAAATTTAGGTTTACTTAATGCTTGCATTTTGTCTACAAAGTAACCTTCTATACTTAAACCTTTAAGTTCTCCACCTTTTATTTTCGACCACATTTCGTCATTGTCTATTTTCATCTTAACAAACCAAGTACCAATAGGTAAATCAAAGCCGTATAAGTTACTTTTGTCCTGATCACCTTCTTTGATCCAACTTTCAATTGTTGTAACCCCTGTTACCTTACTTTCGTGTTGATACGTAGCTTTATGATGGTTGTTATATCTTAAATACATCTCTGAAGCTTGTCTTACAGTGTCTTTACTAAAAAATACATAGTAATCTTGGTCTTTTTCTGCATCGTATCTGTATATTTGTTTGTTAGGTATAAGGGCAGGACTAACTAACATTCTTTTCTCCTCATCTACTTTTGCTAACGTTAAATTGTTCTTTGATTTGTTAAAAAATACAAAGTCAACTTCAATTGCAGGATCTGTAACTAAACTAATTGCGTCAATCGCTAAGTCTTTGTTGTCCTCACTAATTATTAACTCAGTAATTTTGTGGTATTTCTTTTTCTTTTTCTTTTTTGCCATAATTTTATATTAAATTGTTGATCTTCTATTTATATCAGCCATTTGAGCTTGACTGTCTGTTATTTCACTTTCTACAACAAACGCTTTCATTGGTTTTTCTTTCATATTACTTAATGTAAAAGATGTTGTACTTGCAGGGGTCATTGACTCTGTTATGTCTGTATTTCCTCCCCCATCTACACTTGCAACTTTTTCGTTTGCAATAGCTGCTATTTGTGCCGCTCCAATAGCCCCATGTATTCCAGCTTGTATAACTCCAAATGGCGCTGGTATATCTGCTAAAGCTCTTGTGATAGACTTCCCAGTATTAAATGCTGTTTCAGAAATAGCTATACCTTTTTGTATTTTTTTGTTTTTACCTCCTAATAGTTTTGCTAATTCAAAAAGACTTGTTTGTATATTTGCCTTAGCGTCTGCAACTTTTTGGTCTAACTCTATTTGTTCTTGAGCTAACTTATCTGATATTTCTTTTTCTTTAGCTGCTTTCTCCTCTGCTAATTGCGCGTCTTTTTCTTTTTGTTTTTCTTTTTCTTCGTCTATTTTAGCTTGTTCCTCTTTTCTTAATTTTTCTTTACGATCTGCTTCTAGTTTATCAAATTTTTCATTTATTAACGCTTCTTGTTCTTTAAAGTTTTCCGCATCTTTTATTTTTGTTAAAGCGTTTTGTCTGTCTTGTTCTATTTTTGCTGCTGCTCGTTTGTTGTCATCTTCTATTCTTAATAACTCTATTTCTTGTTCTAAAGTTCTTAATTGTTCTGCTTCTTGTTTTCTTTGTGCTTTTCTTTCAGATCTTCTTTGTTTTCTTCTATTCGCTCTTTCTTTTTCTTCTTGTTCTTTTTTTCTTTCTGCAGCTATTTCCTCTTGTACTTTTGCTATTCTGGCGTCTAAAGTATTTATGTTATTTTGGAGTGTAGTCGTATTATTTTGTAGTGTTATAGTATTATTTTTTATAATTCTTTGACTATCTCTACTAAAATCACTTAAATTTTCTAAATCCTCAGCGTTTTTATTTAATTTTTCAGAATTTTCACTTAATGCGTTAATATTATCAGCAAGTGTACTTTTTAACTTTACTAACTTTTTTTCTGCTTCTGTATTTGCTGCGTTTACATCTTGTTGTAGCTTTCTGTTTTTTATAAATTCTTCATTTTGTTTTGCTAACTCTCTGTTTAGATTTGCTTGTTGCTGTGTCGCATTATCTGTAGCTGTTGCCCAATCATATACCGCTTTTCCTATTGCAATTATTGCCACTACTAACGCTCCTATACCTGTGGCTATAATAGCTAATTTTAGAGCCTTTAAACCAACAGTAGTTAGTTTTATTGCTCCTGTAAATACTTTTTGTGCTGTTGCTGCAACAACTGTAGCAGCTGCACTTGCCTTTGTTATTACTAAACCTACTTTTGACTGTGCTATAGCTAATTTTTCTACTAAAACTCTTTTAGCTGTTGTAGCCATTAAAGCGGCTTCACTCATCATTCTAACTCCCTGGGCTATTGCTATTGCAGATTGTACCTTAACTTGTATCTTTTCAAGGCTTTCACTTTCCATTCCCATTAAACCCATTGCACCCTGAGCTACTGCGAAACCACCGGCGATACCTTCCCCCATCTTCAGGAAGGCTTCAGCTTTCTGTTGTGGTTCAAGACCTTCCATTTGTTTCTCAAGAGTTTTAACTTCAGATCCTGCTTTTTGTATTTTAGAAGCTAATTTATTAAAAGCGTCACTACCTACCTCAACATCTTTAATTGCTTCTCTAGCGTCGTTTAACTCCTTTTCTAACTGTCCTATTGTCTTTACAGCTTTGTCTCCTCCTTTTATATTTAATTCTAATTCTACTTTTTCAGCCATATCTTAAAATGTTACTGCGTTTGTTTTATTTGTATGTAATTTTACTACTGCATGCCATTGTATATCATGGTTTGCTAAACCTGCTATTTGTATCTTTAATGTATATGCTGTAGATGTATCTATTGTTTTTGTACCTAAACTTCCTGTCCTACCTAATTGTCTTGTAATTTTTGCGTTGTGTGTCATTGTTCCATCATTAGCTGTTCTTATAGTACCATGATATTCCATGCTATCATAATGTCCAGGTGTTCCACTACTCCCACCCGTGACTAATCCACTTAACCAAATCTCATATGTAGTTATACTGTTAGCCGGTAGTAATATTTCATTCTGTTTTGTATCATCTCCCTGTATATATAAATCAACATCAGATGTACTTGTTGTTTTTCCTGAAACTTGTAATACACTATATTGTAATAAACCTGCTTCACTATTAAACCCACCCCCACCAATACAAAACTCACTATTATGTGTTGCTTTTCCATGTTTTCCTAATACTGTAGAATTTACAATATCTTGTTGTGTTTCATTTTGTTGTCCTGCAATTAAACAATTAGAATTATTACCTTTTGTGACGTTTCCGTTTCCTAATATTTGTGTGTTAATTGTTCCCTTTGTAAATCTGTTTTGGTCACCTAATGATTGATTAGTTAAATTGTCATAATGATAGTCTAAACCTGTATTGAATACAAATGATCTACATGTTCCTGTTTTTTTATCGTATTTATATCCGTAAGCTTCACATGCTTTCTGATTAGGTACAACTTCTGTTGTTCCGTTTGTAAATAATACCGAACCATCTTCCTGTATATGTGTAGGTTTTATTTTAAACCCTTTTTTATATTTTACACCAGGTCTTGTAGGCGCTGGTGTTTCTCCTGTTCGCAGTGTCATAATAAATAAGTTTTTATTTTTGTGTTCATTATGGTATCAATATTAATTCTACACTACTTAATTCGTAAGGTTTGTAGTCTATTTTATTAACTCTATATTCTCTATTCTTAATCCTAATCTTGTAGTAAAACTCAAAGTTTGCAATATCTGATGGCGTTAGATATATTTTTAATTTAACAATTCTTGTATCCGGATTATATAATTCATCATAATAAGGACTCCAATATTGGTTATATAAATTATCTATTGGAATGTTACCTATAGTACTAACTATTGCTCCTGTTTCGTAATTATAATCTTTTGTTCCTGGAATTGTAGGTACATCTGATAAATGTGAGAATTGTAAAAATCTACTTGTACTTGCTGAAGACACACCATTTTGAGCTGGTATAACAATATCAGCTGCTGGTAAAGTTTTCCTACCGTTATTATATAGTATTCTAGGTTTATTTTTAAATCCTGTATACGTACCATCATCATTTGCTTTATATATTAAAGGAATAACAAAATCAGTATAAAAATTAGAAAACGCTGGACTAATTAATGTAGAACTGTATATTGTTTTTATTTTTTCTTCTCCATCTAATGCAGTTAGTTCGTTATTGGGTATAAATTTAGTTCCGTATTGTTGTCCTGTAGTACCGAAATATACATTTTTAGTATGATCGTCTTTGTCTTCTGTATATTCAAATAATACGTTTTTCTTTAGTTTAAGAGGATTTAACTTGATTTCTGATATATCAACCTTATCTGTCCAGGTTAGTTCTTTATGTGTAATATATTGACTGTCTGCCGTTATAAATACATCACTATATGGTTCAATGATTAAGTTATTAGGATTATCTTTGTCTTGTAATGCTATCAAATTAAACATATCAAAAAAACCTTTAATAAAATCCCATTGCGATAAATCTCCTCTTGCTATTGTAAAAGCTTCTACCATATTTGTGTCAGAGCTAACAGTCATATTCATTTTTGTAAACAATGTTATACCTGTTCCTGCGTGATAAAATTCCTGGTCTACTGTTATACCTGAAACATTATTTAGTAAGTCTGTGTGAAATTTTAATTTATCACCATTATTCAAAGTAAAATCAAATTGTCTAATTACAGTTTGTGGTATTCCAGAAGTGTTTGTATTTAAAGTGTGTTGTGTTACTACTGAACTTATTGTATTGTCGTTTGTATCTGTATGTAAAACTTCTATTCCTAAAACATCAGGACCAATTGTATTTACTATTTGAAACCTTATTGTACCTTGAACATTTGTGTTATCAGCTGACGCTGTAAATTCGTTAGTACTTGTATCAAATCCTGTAGGAATAGATCCTGTTGTAAATTGCATATTTTGAGAAGAAGTAGGTAACGTATAGTCTGCTGCAATACTCATAGTTTGCATACCATGAGCATTTACAGGTGTTATTCCTTCTCCCCAATTAAAGTCTATATACAAATTTGTAAAATCTGGAGTGTTAAAAAAATCACTACTATAAGTAAAACCCGCTTCATCAAATATACGATCTACTAAATATTTACAATTAATCCACGGTCTAAATGCGTCTTCTAGTTTAGACATTTTTACTTTATCGTCTGTAGAGTCAACGTAGGTTTCTCCATTCCATCTACAAAAAGGATATTTTATAGTATCTGTAGACCTAAAAGTACTTGTATTAGGCTCTGTAAATGTAACTGATCCTGTTTGACTTGCAACTATATTTGTTCTATTATAATCGTGTGACAATTCCAGAAAGTCAATGTCTGAAAACTTTTTGTCTTTTAAGCTATCAGCTAAAGTTATAGTTTCTGAATATAGATTTACATTATAACTTATTTCTCCATCTTTATCAGTAACATCTATAAGTCTTAAATATCCTTCAAATATTGTAAAACTATCTTCTTTTAATATGCACTTTGTTTTTTTATATGGATGAAAACTAAAAGCGTCATCATTAATACTTTTAGTTACGTCAAATAAACTTGTAAAGATCTTATTGTTTCGTTTTGTTGCTGGTAATTTAAAAGGTTTACTAAAACTTTGTTTTTTCTCATGTATATTTTTAAAATCATCTACACTTAAACTCAACGGTATATAACTTTCTTCATATAAATCACAAATAACCTGTCCGTCTTTATATTCATTTATTAATGGAGCACTTCCTACACTTTCTTTTATTGATACTTCTCCTATTTCTAATTTCGAATTGTCATCATTTGTGTAATTAATTATTAGTAATTGTTCTGTATGTGTTGCTGTAAATGTAAAGGTATGCGTTCCTACACTTGCTGGTAGTCCTTGGTATAATATAGGATGGTATGTAGTACCTCCAATTGTAATAGGTGTGTTATGTCCTATACTTGATAAACCTGTTGTACCTGCTAATCTTTGAACTTTTAATGTATAAGTTGAACCAATAGTAAGATTACTAATTAATTGATATATTCCAGATAAACTTGCCGGACTAGTGTTTGCACTATCAATAATTACTTTACCTCCTGTTATTGTTGCTGCATCTGCTACACCTATAAATCCTGTACTGTTATATTGTTGCCAAACATTTGTAGGCGCTGGTAATAGACCTGAAGCAAAAAAATCCGTTATTGATAACATACTACCACTAAAACCTGTTCCTAATGTTCCTATATTAAAACTATAATCACTTACATATTCTGTAAATACAGGAGTACCAATAACACTATATTGTCCTTCATAGTTTTGTGGAAATAAAATTAATTGTACACTCATTACATTAATTGACTTTTCTTTGTTTTATCTAACTCTATATTAAATGTATATTGTATTAATCTATCGTTAGCCTTTGTTTTTCTTGTGTGGCTAGTATTAGTTATTGTAGTAGGTTTAATATACTTTCTCATATAACCTTGATCTGCGTCATCTGTAGATCTTTGTTCTAATACATATACATCATTACTATTAAACAACTCCTCTAACCATATTGCTTCCTCCTCTGTTATGTAATCAGTATTTAACACTATACTTTCTGTTGTCTTATTAGCAAAGTATTTCTTACCTCCTGTATGTCCATCCGGTCTAAATCTACTAGTATTCCAAGAACCCCCTATTTGTGTATAGGATTTTCTTTCAGTATTAAATGATCTAATAGACTTTTTTGTAAAATTATAATAATCCCAAACACCAAATTTATTCAACCAAACTAAACGTATTGTTTCAAAGTTTTTACAGTCTTCTGTTTGATTATAAAATTTATATTCTTGAGTAATAGGACTAATAGGCCCGAACGCTTGTACTGTGTAATAATCCCAGTTAGATGGTATTGTTGTACTATCCCCTCTTAAATTACCTACTCCTACCCCTGCAAATTGTAATTTAACATTACTATCTCCCATATATCCTGCATGTCCTCCATTAGCCGCTTGTATACTTTTTGTTATTAGAGAGCCTGTTGTTGCTCCGTTATAATAGAATTGAAACTTAAGCTTTGCAACTGAAGGGTATTGTTGTCCTGCTACCCCAACTTGAAAATCAAAATCATACTGACTAAAGAATGCAAGTGTTGCGTAATCATTATCTCGTATGTATTGTGTAGTCGGCGCGTTAGTTAAAAACTTATCAGTATTTCCATTTGCTATAAAACCCGCTTTATCTAAGTTAAAACCAAAGTTGCCTGAACTATCTAAGTTTAAAATATCTGTATCATATAATACACCATTGTATAAAACATTAACATCTGTTACTTGATCAGAAGGATATTGTTCTGTTACAGGATCTTCAATAGTGTCAGCCGCTTCTATATTAAATTTAACTTTAAAAAATCTAACAGAATTTCTATTAGTAGAAAACTTATCTATTTGATGTATTGTGTGAGGCGTTGTATCTGAATATTGTTGAGCGTTATAACTACTCATGAAGTTATTGTTTACATTATGTACTGTTCCTCCTAAATAATCTGGACTAACATAGTTTTGTAAAATTGGACTTAAATCAAACATTCCGTAGCCTTTTCCATTTGGTGTTACCTTAAATATCCCTACTAAGTTTTCTGAATTTGTAAGCCCACTTTGCCTGTTATGTACAAATACTTTTGCTGTATATTTTATTTTCTGTTTATTACCACCGATTGTAGAAGAGTCATATAATGTATATATAATTTGACTAGCTGCTGGTATTAATCTATATTTCGGTTTTTGTTCTATTATTAAACTCATATCATTTTCTGTATGTTCGTTTCAATATCTTTTCCAAAGTTCTTTTCTAACTCTTGTCTAAATTTTTTATAACTCATTGATAAAGGTTTTGTGTAATAACTAGCTGCTCTTATTCCTTTTCTCTTTACACTCTCTGCTATAGCAAATCCAAGACTTTTGTCTGTAATAAATCTACCGTCTTTACCTCTACCTTTTAATCCCTTTCTCTTTGCGTATTTTCTGAATGTTCCTGTAGCGTTTTCTAATCCTCTTAGATTACTTGTAGATCTAAACTTAAACGGACTAGGTTTTCTATTTCCTTCAGCGTCAATATATGTTCTTCTACTTTGTGTTCCGGAAACCCCTTTAGATACATATTTTCCATGATCATCTGCTAAAAACTCTAATGAGTACCCATCCTGTTCAGTATTTACTTTAAAACCTAATGAATTTGATAGTTTTCCGGTATCATTCCTTCGTTTTAAAATACTTTTAGCTTGTCGGACTATATAACCCCCGTAACTGTTTAAATACTTCTCTAAGCTCGTAAAATTTAATCCGAATAAAGCCATTATACGCTAGCTATAAATAATTCTACTTGTACATCTGTTGTAGACACTGGTTGTACTTCTATAGCAGACATATCATTTGTCATACTAGCCATTGCCGGGTCTCCATCAGCTTCTGCTACTGCTACATTTTCTCCATGATAGAGTAAATGAGACGCTCCAGGAGTAAGTCTAACTTGATAGTTAGTAGAACTTGTAGTAATTATACCTACTATTAATTCCTGATCTGTGCTAAGGTTAGATACTCTGATATACCTTACATCATTTAAATCAATAGCACTTTCACTACCATGATTAGATGTAGCAAATTCTGCTATTGTTGTAATGTTAGAATGTGCTGCTGTTAGTGTTCTTTCTAAGGTATTGTTTATACCTGTTGTTGTAAGTGTATTTGTTGATCCCCTGTCGGAACCGTTAATAATTACACTCTCTGTGATTGTTGTCGTTAAATCTGCCATTTTATTTTTTATCTATTTGTTTTAATTTACTTATTGCCCAGTTAATACCACTTGAACCACCCCAAGCATCCCACATCAAACCACCACAACCTTCTGAGTATGGAACATCTTTATTTTGTTGGTGTCTTTTGAATGAAGCCATGCGAGCGATTGTATCTCTTGAGATGTTTTCGCGTCTTGCTAACTGGCCTGCTCGCGTCCACCCCACACGAGTTCCACAAGATGTTCCGTTCTCCTCTTTCCACTTTATAGCACGTTTTGCGTTATTTGTTGCTGATTGTGGGTAGTCATTGTAGCTTTCTAAATCTATACTTATTTTGTCAAGTTTTTCTAATATTTCGTTATAGTCCATAAGTTATTTTTGGTGGTATTAATTGTATTGTTAATTTTCCTATTTTTATTTTACACATATTGTTGTATTGTCTATTGGTATATTACAACTATTTAATTCATTCTCTACTATTACTCCTAAATCCATTACCCAACCTGCAACAGCATTGTCAAATCTTTCTGTGAATGGTTCACATGTAAAGTCGTTATCTATAAAATATCTAGGTTCTTCTCCTGAAGCTGCGTCATAATGATATAAAATTTCTCCTCTTTTTAATAAAGCTATAATATCGTTTTGTATTTCTAAACAATCACTTAATACTTCTTGTTCGTTACTATTATCTTCATTGACTAAGTCCATTACAAATAACTGAAAGTTAAATTGTCTTTGTCCTTGTGATATTCCAACTGATACAGGATTAATATGCAACAAAGGAAATAAAGTATTTTTATCTAAATCAATATCCCATAAATCCCCTGTAGTAGTTGTGTTAATCTGTAAGTGTTGATTGCCTAAACAAACTAATGTATCTACTACATTGTTATATGTCTTATATCTTATACTGTCTACGCTCATCTTCTATTTTTTGGTTATAATCCTGTTTGTAAGCTAAAAATGTAAATACCTCATACACAGGTTGTTTTGTTATTTTATTTATATTTAATATATTTTCATTTGCTAACATGTAGATTGTATTATACCAACCCCATTTACTTTCTATTGTTTCTCCAAACTTTGTTTCTCCTTCATTATCAGATCCTTCAAACACTTGTTTGAATGTATCAAAAGTTCTCTCTCTAAATTGTAAAAAAAAACGCTAGCTGCATGTACTTCTTTAACTGTTAGTTTCTTCTTAAATAAATTAGCTCTTTCTCTATCCGGTTTATACTCCTCTATTCTATACTTGTCTTTTAGTCTATTTGTTATCGGTCTATATAAAACAGACATAATCAAATGAAGGTTCTCGTCAATATCTTTCATATAAGTTTCCAAATCTACAAACTCTCCAAGTGTCATGTCTTCTAATTTAGGATGAAAACCATACTCAACATTATCTATTTCTACAATATGTTGTAATTCATCTTCCGGTTCTGTTTCTAAAAACTTTGTAAGATGTTGTCCTAGTTTTCCTATACTATTCAAATCTAACACATATAAATCTCTTTTAGGTATATCACTAATAGCGGATACAATTCGTAATACTTTCTCAATATCACTTACTTTAGCTTCATCTTTTAATACCTTGTTAATTCTTTGGTATCTTCCAAGTGTTAATTCATCCCAGTGTTCCGGAATACTAAATTTAAATACTTTCTTACCTTTTGTAAGTTTTACATCCATAATATATAAAGGGTATTTGTTAATAATCGTTTATTGAACAAAATACTTACCAAAATTAGCATCTATCTCATAATACATTCTCATCATTATAGCGTCTGCATAATCTGGAGAACGACCTAAAATACTTTTAGTTACGTCTTTTGGTATTATCTGTAATTTGTTATCTTTATCCATGTCTTTAGATCTTACCTGTTCTAATTCTTCTATGATAAAATTTTTCTGTGTTATATCGTTTGTTTCAATTCCGATCTGACCTTTATTAATCATGTCGGCTAATTTATAATAACATTGTGTTTTTATGTTCTGATAATTTTCTTTGTTTAATGGACGCCCGTTATTCTGAAAACCTTTACACCTTAATATATCAACTGCACCTCCACCAACTCCATCCTCATCTAAAATTATATTACTTAGTCTTACACCTTCGTTCTGTTGTATTCTTTTAATTTCGTTTGTAATATCAGTTATGGAGGATTTACCGTAAGTTATAATCTTTTTAATAGTTAATCCTTCCCAGTACATTATAACTGTCTTATCAGTTCCAAAACGTGCAACATCACAAGTAATGTATTTATCTCCCTCTAATCCTTTTTGTGAAAATAGATTAATTATAGCATCATAATTACACAAGTTATCTTCTCCTGCATTGTATTCCCAATTACCAAATAACAACCTTTGTTTAGATATTTCGTCTAATTTGTCTAATTGTCCTTTATAGTGAACTGAAATGTATGGGTTGTCATCAACTAGACTTTGTATAAACTTTTTATGTGGTTCTATTTTACCTTCTTTTGACGGTCGATAGTATTGTGTATATGTCCAGTTCTTTGATGGATTGCAAGTCAATAACAGTTTAGGAATTAATCCGTATGTATCTAACTTGTATCTAATTCTTGAATTTACAATGTTCTTTGCTTTCTCTGTTATTTGATTAGCCTCGTCAATAAATGCTCCTGTAATTTCCAAACTACCCAAACTGTCGTAGTTAGGATCTGCGGGATAATGAAACAGGTCTTTTAACATTATCTCACTATCATTGTAGAATTTAATTATATTACTACTCGCATTAAAATTAAAATGTTTTCCTGCTATTATATTCCATTGACTACTAACCTCAAAAAATGTGTTTAATGTTGTTTTCTTCAAGTTATCCAACTTACTTCTACCCATTAAATATCTTGTTCCTGGATATTTTAAACACATTATTATTACCCAAGCACACCCTATGAAACTTTTACCTCCTCCAGCTGCTCCTCCAAAAAGTATGTCGTTAGTTGTATTATCAAATAAATATTTTATTGCTCGTTTTTGTGTATTAGTAAAACTCGGACTAATATTCAATTCCATCTATATTGATGTTTATTTTTATAGGTTCTTCTCCAGTAGTAATATCTAATTTGTTTTGTTCATTCCAACCTAATCTTGTCTTAGCTGCATGTATTACAACTGAAGGTATCTTATCGCTAACACATTCATAATACTTTGACTTGATAAAATCTTTTTGTATGTTATCAATTTCTTGCACCTGTCTAGCAAACTCCTCATCTTCTTTCAACCACTTATAATAGTTTGTCCTGGATAGATCTGTATTTTTTAAAGCAGTTGTAATAACTCCTAAACTTGACTCTAAAGCCTTTAGTAATCTTTTTTTGTTAATCTTTGTTCTATTTTGCTCCATTTTATAAAAAAATTTGAGCGTCAAGGTGGAGTCGAACCCCATCTTCTCACTGGATTGTGAGACGCTTTAACCGTTAAGCTATTGACGCTTATTTCCTAAATACATACCCGCTCCTTTTTCTTTAATTGTCGAGTATGGTAGATTTTCTACATTTAATTTACTTTTTTTGTCTATCAAATAAATATACCTCAATTGATAACCTTTTAACTTTTCAGCTCCAGTAAAATCTTTTTTACTAGTTCCATGTTTTGCAATTGTTTCTCCACTTGGTAATTTATATATTGTTGAATTTTTATTTATACCTGTTAGATAAAATCCAGACGCTCTGTATATTGTTCCGTCTCCACATTGTGTTCCGTCTGCAAAACTTAGTATCCATTTTATTTGTGGTGCATTTTTTTTTATTAATTTTATACTTACACTTATACACCTACTTTCACTGTTCTTTGGTAATAATGAACTAAACCCCATCCTGTTTAACTCTAACATTTCATTCCACTTTGCGTTCATTCCTTTATTACTTGTCTCAACAAAATTTAAAATATTTCTTTTATCAATAGGATTTCCGTAAGACATAACTCCTCCAAGCTTATTATCTAAAAAACAACCAAAATGTAAAATTGAATTATTTACAACTTTACCACTATAGTGATGTTGTTTAATAAATTCGTTTGCTATTGTTGAATTTATAACTTTTACTTTTATTTCCTTTGCTCTACCCACTCTTTTACTATTTCATAAATTGCATTACCGTTCATATTCTCGTTACCAAATGTTTCGTCAAATATATTACTTTTTGCCGACTTTATAAATTTAATTTGTTCTTTTATAAATTCAACTTGTTGATCAGCTAAAGTAAAAGTCATTTGTTGATACGGTTCTTTCTCATTTTCTGGTAAACTAAAATCGTCTGAAACTTCAATGTCATCTATGTTTTGCCAAACATCAAGTCCCCACTCAACTAAATCATTACTGTTCCATTCATTTGCTAATAAATTCCACTCCCATTCTCCAAAACCTACGTTGTCCTTTACAATAAATTCATCTTTTTGTTTTTGTGTTAATCCTTCCGCTATATCTATCCACACTTCTTTTAATCCAGCTTCTTTACTAGCTTTTAATCTCATATTCCCTCCAAGAACTATCATGTTTTCATCAACGACTATCGGACGTAGTTTTAACATTTCAGGAAACTCTTTTATAGACTTAACTAATTTATTAAACTTATCATTCTTAATTACTCTAGGATTTTTTGGATTAGATTTTATATTGTTTAACTTAACTAGTTTTCTCATAATATATAAAGGATTTTTTAATTAATTATTTTTCTACATTGTTGTGTTTGAAGTCGTTCCACAATTTATCCCCGTTCATGTGTTCCTCATTTCTTTTAATTTCCGGAAGTCCTTTGTATTCTTCTGTTCTTACTTGTTCCATATAAGTTTGACAACAAATAGCGTCTTTACAAACTAACTTAGATCCTACCGCTGTAAATTTTACTTTATATATATCTCTAGTATTGCCGCATATATTACAAATAAACTTCACAACCTTTCTTCTATTTGTGTTAATATATACATTCCTAATACAAAACCTACTCCAAATATTATTGCGTTTATTATCATTTTGTCAAAAGGTATTCTAATAATTGTAATGGAGTGTAAATAGTTAATCCATCATTGTAGTTCTTATATATCTGTGTAAATTCTTGTTGTTCCTCATCAAAAGTCCATAAAGTTTTTACTCCGCTGTCTATTTGTTTTCTTAGTATGTTCTTAATGTTCTTGTATCTCATTTTTTATATTTCAAATATTGTTGCTCTTCTGTTATATGTTTCTCCTCAATACCAAATTGCATTTCAAAACTATAGTCCTCTGTAATAATTTCAGGTATAACTAACTTACCATTTTTTATTATACTTTTTTTGTAGTAGTACTTTTTTGTTTTTCTACCTGCGTTTCTCCAGTTTTTCATATTTTTCTATTTCAAATTCTAAATGTGCAATAGCTTTAGTTAAACATTCTATTGGTGTATCGTGTTTATGATAAGATCGTAAAATGTAAGTAACTGCTGTTCCTAAATGATAAGTTAAATTAAAATTGTCACATACTTTCCTAGCTTCATACCCTTCTTTACCTTTATAGTATTCTGGAACTCTACAATCTTTTTTAGTTGGTGTCACATTATCCCACCTTGGATAATCTTTACTTTGTTTAGCGTTGTCTAAATTTCTATCTAGTTCCCAGTAGTATTTACTCTTGTGTTCTTTCATATACTTTTTTTATACCTCTATAACATTGAGCTAAACAACTATTACAATTAGTGTTTAATCTAAATCCTGTGTTATAAATTGTGTTATGTAATTCTATCATTTTCTTTTTTGCTTCTTTCGTCTTAGCTTCTCCTGTTTTTATGTCTTCCCATATTTCAAAAATTTCTTGTTTTAGATGTTCAGGTATTTCTTTAAGTTTTACATGTTCTGTCGCTTTCCATTTATTATCAGGACAACTCATAATACTAATGCTTGCCTTAATTCTCATAAAACATTTACATTTTTTACAAGTCATTGTAGGTTTAAATAGGTATTCACAACCCCTACAAACTTCTAATCTAGCATTATATAAATCTTTACTTACAAAAAAATTACTCACTTAACACTTCTTTTAAAATTTTTCTTACGTTATCTATAGTATTAAATAAACTATTTCTACTTATACCTGTTTTCTTTGCTAATGTGTCCAGGGTTTCTTTATTCTCTACACTATAGTATAGTTTGTAAATTTCCTTATCATACCAATACATCTTGTCTAACTCTTTATCTATTTGTTCGTAATACTCCCATGTTTTAACTTCTTCTGATGTATCAGTATAATTATATACAATGTAATCTACATTTTCTAAACTTGTTAAATTATCGTAATACTTTGTATATGTAGAATAATATCTGTTCTTTTTAGAAGTAAAGTATCTTCTAATTGTTAAAGCAGAATATTTTATTAGTCCTTCTTTACCATCTTTTTCGTATATATTGTTTAGAGTATCCTGGTTCATATTTAAAAAATACTCATATAACATTTGTACCGCATCGTTTATTTTATCTTGACAATTTGTGTATTGTCCTGCTATCCCTTTAAAAACAATTTCTAACTCTATTAAAGTTTTATAAACCTTACTCATTATTTATTTTTAATTTATGTAGATTTTCTACCACTTTTATAGTTTTTGTATAAATTAATTGTTTTTGTATTTGTACCTGTAAATTATTTTCTTTATTAGTTATCCCGCATAAAAAACCACTACTCATTATTGATAGTTGTAGTGGAATTATAGTTAAAAAATCGTAATAGTTTCCGGTATCGTATTGGTTTCCGTATTCATTATGATAGTCAATTATAGCCTTTAGGATCTCTGTGTATTCAATCTTTCTATCATCATCTTTTACTAGAGGAAAAATACCATCCAACACCGAAGTCATGTAGTCTTCAATCAGTACCTCATGTTCTATACAAGAGTAGATAGGTTTCATGTGAAACAATCTTACGAATACATTTGTTTAATTTTACATTTTTTATAAAAAAGTTATTCACAACTTTTCTTTAATATCTTTACTTTCTCTTTATAGTAATCAATTTTCTCAACATATTCATGTCTCATATACTTAACTGTAGACTTACTCATTAATACTAACTCATCAGATATACCTTCTCCAATTCTTATATCTAATAGTTTCCCAAATGCATACTGTTCTCCTTGATTAAACATGTTACATCGAACACATTGTACTTGAACGTTAATCTCATTCCATCTTGTTGGCAAATGTCTTCTACTTTGAAAATGTCCTGCCTGTAGTTTTTTATAATGATCTATTTTACCACATGTCCAGCATTCAGTCCTTCCGTTTTCATCTGCATGTCTTAGTCTAATATACAAACTAAACCATTTGTCTAGTTCTTTTTTTAGTTTAGGAATAGATTTGTTTTTCATTATCTTTCTTTTATTGTAGTATAAAAGTGTTCCGGTTTTCCATATATTCCTGTTTTTGTTTTAGACAGTTTAAATAAATATCCTTGTCTTTGTAAATTACTCATTGCTCTTCTTATACTTGTAAGAGGTACGTTTTTGTAAATTTTAAAATGTTCCCACACCTCTGAAGCTGTTAGATTTTTAAACATTGTGTTCTCAAATATAAAACGTACTATTTCTTCTTGTTTCATATTTGCTTTTTGTGCTTTTAAAAATTCTTCAATCGTTAAATTGTTTGTGTTGTGATAGTGTTTTGTTTTCATAGTTTTAATTTTAATTGTTTGTTTTCTTTTATTTGTAATTCGTTAAATAATTCATGTATTTCTTTTCCTTTTAAATTACTAGTTATTCCAGTCATTAGTTTGTTTGCAATAAATGGATTATTTGTCATAGCGTCTACAATTAATCTGACTTTACTTACTGGATTTAATTCTTCTGATTTCATAATACGCTAGCTATTATTTCTATTAGTAATTGTTCTGGGATTTTACTTCGTTCATAGTTATTTTTTAATCCTTGTGTTCCTGTCCTAGAACCTCTTGGTGCATATTCGTGGTGACAATGTTTATTACCTGCATAACATTGTGGTTTTGGTCGCCAACCTTCAGTATTAAATATATCATAAATATGATTACTCCAAATATCCGTAGGTTTCATTCTGTTATCACCATAAGAACAATAAGTAATTGTTGTACGATTAATACCTTTTATTTTTCTACGCATTTTACCTACAGGGTTTTCTATAAAATAATATTCTGGTTTGTAGTGTTCTATTATTTCTAAAGTTTTATTAAGTATTTGCATTCCTAAAATAGCTTCTTTTGTCTTTGGTGTGTGGTCTTCGTTCCAATGATGCCCTATACTAGCTACACTAAAATACGTACAGGGGGGTGAAGCCCATATTATGTTTGGTCTAAATGGTACTTTACTATAGTCAAATTTTAATATATCTACTACATAATCTATATTTTTAAAGTCGTTTATATCTACACTAAATACTTCTAAACCAAATTTTTCGGCTACTTTACCAAATGATCTACTACCTGCAAATAATTCTAGTGCTTTCACTGATTTCTTTTCACTATAATTTTACTTAGTTTTATTAAGTCATTACAACTTTCTAACCATTCAAAAACTATTTCGTTTCGCTTGTATAATTCCCCATGTAAAGCAAAAAACATTGCGTCCTCATTACCTTTTGTTACTTGCATTAACCATTTTTCAAATGCTCTATATTTTTGTATTTTCATTTTATTAAATTAATTTTGTTTTCTATTTTATTAAGTCCTGTACCTGTTTTACTTCTATATTGTAAACGTTTATCTTGTCTAGCTGGTTCTTTGTCTGCATTATCCCAAATTAGCTGTCTATGTGCTTTTATCCACAAATAATATGTCTGGACATTCAGAACAAATTTGTCTGTGTGTCTTACTCCATTGCGGAATGATTGTTGAATATCCTCAAAAGTTAAATTACTAAAATCTTGTAATAAATCATAATATAAACTTTGTGCAAGTATTACAAGTGTCTTGTCATCTTTACTTTGTCCTAGTTCTACAAATGTCTTTGTTATTAAATCTAAACATTTTAGTTTTAAGTCCTTTTCTGTATATTGTTTTATTTTCATATTAATTTGCTTTACAAAAACAATCTGTTTCAAAATCCATATTATCGTCGAATAAGTTTCCTTGTTTTTTTCTTAATTCGTGTTGATCTTCAATAGTATTAAACGGCAACTCAGACTCATTTATTAAATCTCTTACAGTCTTGTTAGATCTTAAGTCAAATCTAGGGTATTTTTCTGTTGTATATTTACTTTCTATATTATCCCACCACTCAGCGTCTCCAGGACTTTCTTTTATCATAGTCAATCTTTTTCTAACTGACTTTTTAAAACATAAATCACAGTTTCCTTGATAATCTTTTATTTGTAAATCAAAACATTGTTTATCCCACCAACTCCTAATAAAATTTACATCTATTTTTATATCGTCACATAATGGGTATATAAATTTTTTATTCTCTGCATGAATGCTTTTTCTATGTCTTTCGTCATATCTTATACCCATTGCTGTATATACTTCTTTATATTTTAAGTCTTTAACATATTTATCCATAGGTCTTTGTTTTAATTCTCTTGTACAAATTGATGCAAAAGTGTTTGGTAATCCATACTTTTTAATCATTTCCTCAAAAGGTTCTCCGTTTCTACTTGCTGTTTTAAAATCTACTATTTTGTATGTAGTTGCTATTCCCTTTTCTTTATTAACTTTTGCTTCTAACCATACTACATTTAAGTTCCATTCTTTATCACATTGATCTATAAATTTTAATGTTTCTTCTTTTTCTTTACCAGTATTAGCAAATAAAAAAACCTTATCATAATCTTTATACTTATCATATTCAATCAAAAATTTTGCCATAAAAGCTGATGTTCTACCACCTGAAAAGGTGCATACTAAAAGTTTTTTATTTTTCATATAAATTGCGATATTAAGTACCCAGTTAAAATATAAAGTAATATAGAAATTGTAACATTTGTATAATATTTTTTTCTTTTATTTTTATTGTATTCTTCTAAATTCATGTTTAATATATTAAGTCCATTATAAAGTTAGCGTCTACACCTGTTTCTTCACATATTGTTTTAACATAACGCATCTGTATTTTATCCGGGTTATCCATCCACCTGTCAATGGTCATAGGAGTAACATCAAAATCCATAGACATACCCTGTCTGCTAAAACCTTCTTCTTTAAGAAATTTATGTAATTTACTTTTGTCTAATGTTGTATAGTTTGCTTTTTTAAATCTTTTTACTTTCATAATCCTAAATGTTTTTTAGCTTGTTCATAATTATTTAATTGTGCGTCTATTTTACTTGTCTTTGTTTTGTTCCAGGTTTTATCGTTTTTAGCCCATCTAGACAACCTCCTACCTATATCAAATGTTTTCTGCATTTCAAACTTCATTTTAGTTCCTTTCGGATTTGTTTCAGTCCAATACTCGCAAAAATCATTACATAGTTCTGTAGAATATTTTGAGTTATAAACTTTTTCCTCAAATTCTTTTAAACGAATTGATATATCTATAGTAGTATTATTTATTTTAATTTGTTTATTGTTATTAATAGTTGTTGATTTATTTGATGTCAAGTCCTTTAGAAAGTTAACAACTTGTTCTTCATTTATTTTAAAATGTATTTTAGCTGGAACTCCCATTCGCTTTGTTTCAATTAAATTTTCTTTTTTAAGAGTTTTAACAGCTTTACGTTGTTGATAAGGAGAAAGAGTAGTATCTTTAAAAATGTTTGTTTCAGTATTAAAAAAATGTCCTTCAACTAAAGTTTTGTTTTCTATAAAATATTGTTCTTTACTTATAAGATCTGCGAGTAGGACTGCCGCTTTTAATCCTACCCGCTTTGCTAACCTTTTATTAACTATTAAAAATGCAGTACTACTTAACAAGTGTTTCATCCTCAAAAATTATTTCTATTTTACAATCATAGTCTATAAGCGCTAACCTAATCAATTCCTGATTAAAACTAAAGTTTCTATAATCAGTATTTACAATTACTTGAAAGTCTTTCATTTCTACTTTTATAAATACACTAGGTTTGTCTGAATACTTAACTCCTGAATTAAAAAGATAAGACCTTAAGTCTTGTTCGTTTTGAAACACTTTTCTTTTTTGTTTTAATCTACAGTAATCTTCATAAATCTTGTCAAAAGTATTTCTATATGTGCTCCAATTATTGTAATAACTATCATGTTTATTAAAATAACTCAAAATGCTAGTCCGATCTTTATTTAAACAAGCTGCAATAATTTGTGGATGTATGTTTTTTTCTATCCTGGCTATATTAGACAAAACCTGCCTACATACCACATGTAGTTGTAATCTACTACTACTTGTTATTTCGCTAATGTCAAATCCGTAATTATTCTTGACTATTGCTAATAGTGTAGAAATAGTCTGTTTATCTGTAATATTTGTTTTTCTCATAATTAAAAGGGTCTTTCCATGTCTACTTCAACAGATGGTATAGTTCCATACTTTGCGTATTCATATATTATGTCAGCATCTCTTAACATTTGTTCTACTGTACAATCCCCTTTACAAAACTCTACAGCTGATCTAACAGAACTTTGTCTCATTATTCTGTCCTCTTTATCTGTATCAATTACTTGTCCTGTTTTTGTCTTGTAAGTTTGTCCAGTTTCTCTGTCATAACTTGTTCCTCCATCACCGAACTTTTGCTCGTATGATCTTTCAAAATGTGGTTTAATTTTAGGAAAATCGCCTCCATGATATTCATAACTTACTACATCTCCTTTTTTAAACTTGTCTTGATTTTCTGACTTAGACATGTATTGCCCAGTGTCTCCGTTAGTCATTTCAATATCATATTTATACATGATACCGAATTTACCTTCCCACGTTCCATTTGGTTGAACGTTTTTTACTGTTGATGTTTTTACTTTCATCTTTATATATTTATTTATTTTGCCTACTCTTTAGATTTTCGGCTTCCTCTTTTTCTACAATGTCATCAATAACTTTATCTACATCTTTTAGAGCTAAGTCATCAGGATGTTCCTCTTTATTAAGATCTTTTACATATTTTAATACACTTGCTCTAATCTCATCTATATGTAGCCATTCTAATAATTCAAATGCGTTAAAAACAAGTGTTATATCCTCTCCATTATGGTCTTTACCTCTAAGATATACTTCATTCTCATATGATTGGAATGTATTAATATCGTGTATTGCTAAGTATCTTTCTTCTGTCATAGTATTACTGGTATTTTATTATTATTATTATATTCTTGTATCATGTAATCTTTTATAGGTTCATCAAAACTATCTCTTAATTGCCAAGCATGGTTCTTTAACATATGTGCAAATAGTCTATATATCTGTAATTCTGTTCCCACCACTATTACTTCCGAATACAACCTTTTGTAGTCTACACAATTTTCTGTTCCTCCGTACCCGTTATTTCTTGTGATACTTGCTTTTTGTAATGTAGGTTTTAACACCCATTGTTTAGCTACAACCTCTTTATTGTCTAGGTATTCCCCAGTGAAATAACACTTTGTAGGTTTGTTTAGATCTTTTATTTTCATGATAATTCTTTTATGATTTTATCGTAATCTTCTGTAGTACATTCACCGTTCCAAATATCATGTATATGTTCTGTTTCGTATAGTATTTCTTCTCCTTCTATATATACAAACATATTTACAACCTTTTCTGGACTTGATGTGTCTGTAGAAACTTCTCCAAAATTGTATTTTTCATATTGAACCACTTTATCAATCATTGTAAATACATCTAAGTCGTGTTTCTTAATCCATTGTCTAGCGTTGTAGTTTCCAATAATATACATATCCTCATTGAAAATGTGATGGTGTAAATCACAAGCGTAATGTTCTTGTTCCCACGCTTTCATTTCTTTAAGTCTATCAATAGTGTGTTGATAAAGTTCTTCTGTTATAGTTTTTGTCATAGTTTTTTTTTATTTTAAAAATGGAAGGAACATTATAATTATCAACTACCAAAGTGGTTTGTGATTTAAGATTATAATGCTCCGACCAATTAGAATTGTAATAATACAAATGATAATATAATAAATAAAGTCATTGTAAGTGTTCTCAATGCAATGTCTGAATATTTACTAAAGTCGTATTCTTTTATTTTCTCTATATTATAGTTAGAGTATTTGTTTTTAAACACAAAGTTAGCTGTGTCCTTAGCGTTTCTGTATTGAATAAATCCGGTGTTTTTGTTTGTAATTTTATACATAATTATATTTATTTAAAAAAAAAGCAGACAACTTTTGCCTGCTTGTGTTATTATCTTTCTATTATTTCTACTAAATCGTCTTTAAATGTTTTCATAGCATATAATGTAGCGTCTTTAATATTCTCCATTTCTAAAAATGTAACATTCATACATCTTTTTCCATTTAAAGTTCTGTTTGTTAAATAGTAAATTTTAAATTTTCTCATAATTTTATAAATCTTTTAATTAATAATAGAGCAAAGTAAAGCCTTTATTTTGGTTTGGCAATGATTTTTAACAAAAAAAAGTTTGTAAATATTTTTTACTATTTATAACTATATTAATTATATAGATAAATTAATGTATTTATATGTATTTTATGAGAAAGTGTCTTAAATCGTCTCTAAAGGGGTTCTATAAAGACATCAACAAGTTTATTGGTAAAGTTCCATCGTTTAACACAACTGCACAAGCTACAGCTGGTTTTTTACCATATTTAGCGTAAGCCATAGCATAACTTTCATGATTTATTCCACAGCCTACCTGAGTGCCATAAACACGATAATTTTGTCCTACATAGTGTTCTGTATAACATTGTGTATGTAAATGACCCTGGACAGTATTCATCATATCAGCTCTACACTTAGTCCTGGCAGTACCTCCTTCACCGTGAATGTATTGAACATTATTTTTTACGTATCTTTCTACGAAATTCCATTTAGGAGTGTTGAGGACTTCTTTATATGATTTTATCCACTTCTTAGGTATATCAGAAGTTTGTGCTTTCCTCATAATCATACGATCATGATTACCTATTATAACTGTAGCTTTTGGAAATGCTTTATACCATCTAGCAATCCTTTCTATTGCAAGATCTAATTCTACTCCACCACTCATACCATCCGGATTAGTTTCATGGTATGAACTGTAGTGGTTATCTATTATGTCACCGATAAACACAACCTCATTACAATTAAACTTATCGTATTGTTCAATACAAAATTCTAAATATGCGTCTAAACAGAAGGGTTCATGTAAGTCCCCTATGACTAGGACGTTTGAACTCTCCTGCTTACGCATCTTAATTAATCTGTCTATCTCATGAGGTTTTAACCGGTATCGGTTGTTTCTCATTACTTAATTCTGTTTGGTATAACTTTATCTACAAACCAAATAACCTTGTTAAGTAATGAGTTGTCTTTCTCTGAAGGTGTTAATCTAACAATTACTTCAAAGATAGCAATTAAACTCCAAATCAATGTAGTCCAATCAATGTTTGATAATTCCATAATATAATAAAATTTAGTTAATATGTCCAAATTACGTTTTGTCTATGTCCTTCATATGTAGACAAATCTACATGGATAAAAGTGTCTGCAATACCTATTCTTGAAAAACCTGCTAACACTAAAGCGTTAATAATTATCCATCTATCTCTACTATTACTACATGCAATATCTGCAGCAAGACCTTTTAAATGTGGTGATGTTCCTTTTTTAGCAGTCTTATACCCGCGTCTTGTAAGATCCTCTTGATACTCCTCTGTCCTATACCCACTGGTTATCAAAAACGGTATTTCTGCTAATCCACGAGCGTCATCTAATTTCTCTAAAAACTCACTATTCATCATCATTCCACTACCTTTAAGATCTGGGCTGTCAAATTCTGAATGTTTAAAGTATTTTAAAGTCATTATTTTTTTTTACAATTAGTTTTACATGCTCCAAAACATACCTTTCCGTTAGATATGTAATATAAAAATTTACAAATATATTTCATTATTTATTTTTTTTATTGTGTGAATACCATCTATTTACAGTGTATCCAATAGTTAATACTAGTAATATTATTTTTAATATCATCTCTACCTCAGCAAATGTAGTAAATCCTATTACAGAACTATTTACTATTATTGTTTCTGCGGTGTCCTTTGTTGCTGTTCTTAGTGGCACTTTTTATATATGTTTTTAAGGCTACTTCGTTTTTAACCTTCGGTTTATAATTTTTTCTCATTATGGGTTTAGATCAGGCGTTAAAAAATCATCTAACGTTATCCTACCTCCTCTATCTTTTGTTGTTGCTCTTTCTAAATTCATACCTGAGTAGTAATTTGATTTAGAAGGACTAATATCTGCACCTGTGTTCGTATTGTATTCTGGATAACTAGAAGTGTTATGTCTTATGTAGTCTATTAGACGTTCAGTGTAAAATTCAGCTGTGTTTCTAATTTCTTCTCTTAAACTATTCATGTCTTCTTGACTCATACTTTCAATGTTCTCACTAGTCTTTACACCTATTCCGTTGTTAGATACTCTAACTCTAAGAAAAGGAAGACACTCATAAAAAGCCCAGTGTACAAGTGCATCCTGTATGTAGTCGTCTACAAGCGTTTGATAAGCACCGGATAAACTACTTCCGCTAATATCGCTCTGTAGCTTTACAAACAAATCTGTTCCTAGTTTTGTTTCTATATACTTCTTTTGTGCAACTTTTAAGTATGGTAATATGAACTCATTGTCCACGTTACCTCCTAAGGCTGTACTGTCTTTTAGTTTGTTTTCTGATATAAAGAGTATGTAATTTGCCATTAGTATTAATTTAATCTAGCCCTATTAGGCATGTTATATGGTATTCTATTTACTTTCTGATCGTTTGCTTTAGGGTAAAAACCTCTACTCCTTGCTTCTACTGTTCCTACAATGTCCGTTGCTTGTCTTATTTTTGTTCCTTTCTTTCCTTTTGCGTAAAAATAAATTTTTCTTCTCCAAAAATGACCACAATTTACACCACCCTTGTATAACCATACATTATACGTCTTAGCTCCTTTAGGGCCGAAACCTGGGTTTACTTTTGTGTTGTTCATTTTCAATATATCTTCTTTACGATAAACTTTTCCAATAGCAGCGGCTAACATCATTTTATTACAAAATTCTCTACTATTCCCTGCGTTTCTTCCCTCCGCATATTCATATCTAACTTTGTATAAATTTCCGTCTCTGTCAGTTCCGTCTTGTTTACTATCTAAGTCCGGTCTATTTCTTCCTGTTGTAGCAAATTCATACTTAGCTATATCGTTTAACTCAAACTCAAAGTCAAAATCCTCGTGTTCCTCCTGGACTTCTGTATCTGATATTAAGTTCCATTCGTTTTCATCTATTACTTCTCCATGTTCTGCTAGAAATTTATCTAATTCTGTTGTTTCTTCATGATTTTCACAAGGCATGTAATAAGTCTTGCCATCTAACGTATGTTCGTGATACCCTTTACACCCCATCTTTTCAGCTTCTGCTTCAGCTTCTTCTATTGTATCATATAGAGGTAGATCCTCTCCGTCTCTTACCATACTACCAACCTTTGCTAATTTTTCTTCTTGGACTGCGTTTAATGGTGGTAATCCTAATTCCTCTCTTATCTCGTCTTGTGTCATCACTGACTTCATGTCCTCAATAGTAAATTTAGATGTAATTGGTTTGTTCTGTATAAACTCTAATGGTAGGCCTATATTGTTTACATCTAATATTTTACTGATACATTTTAATATAGTATTTTGATAAGGTTTTACTACAGTGTTTAAATACACTTCAAATGCACTATTTAACTCATCTGCATTATTACCAAGTCCTGTGTCATTTTTTATACCCATAAGCATTGGTGACGTAACACGATGTCCTGTAAGTATATTTTGAACCAAAAGTTCTTGTAAAGCTAAGTATTGTTTGTCTGCATTAGCTACAGATATTGGTGTTATAACAGGTGTTTTAGTTTGATCGTCTGAAAACGTAAGTACAAATTTACCACTAGCTTTTGCACCTGTAAATTTATTTTTAATACTATTCTCTATTTGCCACCTTTCTTCTTCGGTTGGTATACCATTAGAAAACGAAATAAAGTAACTCCCACTGAAGCCGTTCTCTATATTTGACAAATGAAACTCTGCTACTCGTTGATCAATAAGAGCCCAATTACACGAAGCAGTGTAATCAGGTGTAAAATATATATCCATATTTGGACTATATGTTCCTGTATAAATTATCTGACTAGGACTAGTTCTGTCGTTTAAATTAAATGCAGGTACTTTATGAGGTTTGTTTTTTCTAGTATTACTCCAATCAGAACAAACGTAATAGTGTTCTACTCTACCTAATTTATTTGGTTTACCTGCTCGTAATCTTTCAACTGGTACGTGATAAATCTCCGCAACCTCTGTACGTGCTTGGTTCCAAATAATGTTAATAGCAAATCCACCCTGTAATTTGTAGTCAAATGCTAACTTTTTTACTACTTCATGCAACGTCTCACTACTATTAGCTTTAGCCATAAATCTTTTTAACTCAGCTTCTACTTGTAAATTGTCATTTTCTTTTACTGTTAAACCTTCTCCTGCAATCATGTCAGATGTAGCGTTAATAATTGCGGAATGTGTAGAACTGTTGTAATAGAGGTCAATTAAAAACTGAGGATACAGGTTGTTCCAATTTTCTGTACCATACTCTATCCAGTCCTTAGATATATTCTCAATGACTTTTGGCGCTGTTTGTGTTTCAAGATTTATGTTAAGTATTTTATCCATTATAATGCGTTTAAGTAATTGTTTAAGTTGGTTCTATCAGAAGAACTTAGAGATTGATTTGTTACAACTATTTCAACACATATCCCATCAAAAGCCCCCATAACTCTGTCTAAGTTAAAATCTGGGGTTTTGTTTATTTCTGAGTCTTGTTGTGCTCCGTCTAAATACACTCTACAGTCGTCGCTACTGTCTCTCTCAAATCCTATGTTATAAAAAGTTCCTGTTGAAATTGTGCTACATGTATAATTCATAGCTGTGCCTCCTCCTATTTTTGCTCTAAATTGTGTAGAAGTTTGTAATCTAAAAAAGTCGTCGTCTGAAGCACCAGTTGCGTCGTTAAACATTATATCGTTTGCTCCTGTGCTTATTGTGTCAAATTTTAGTCTAGAATAAAACGCAAACTCTCCTGTAAAATCTATTTGAGTAATATCTAGTTTGTTGTTTCCTGCACCCTCTACACCCCCTGTCGCTGCGTTATAAGTAAATCTAGACGCTGCTCCAGTCGCATTTTTTCCGTTTCCTGATTGATCTGCCCATCCGTAGACCGCGTCTCCGTCTTCTGCTTCTGATCCGTCGCTTTCTGTAATTCCTATTCCTTTCCTAAACCAAAATTGTAATCCAGATAAATCTGCAGGTGTAAATTCTCCAGATACTTGACTTCTTACTGTATTAGATAATCCTAATTTCATTATAGAGTGTCGTTCTTATAAACTAATGCTAATCCTGTTCCTGATAATGTTATTGCTGTAAAGTTAAGAAATAAAGTTGTTCCAGCTGCGTAAGTTCTGTGTAAATCTGCATCTGTTCCTGTTACATTAGATCCTGTTGTTATAGCTGCTACTGTAGTTTCTACAGGAAAATGTACTGCATAATAACTAACTCCTGCAACAGCTGCTATAGCGTCTGTATCCTCTATAATTGTAACAGCTCCTTTACCTAATTGGTATCCTAATAATTCGTTTGTACTATCTGCCATAATTTTTAATTTGTATATAAATAATTTGTTTGTGAGCTAGGCTCGTATTTTGTATATTTTACTTGTTCTTGACCTGGCCTTTCTTGTATGTATACTTTACCTTCTTCTACTTTTCCTTTAACTACTCCGCCATTAACTGGAGGGGGTGAAAATACTTCTGTTTCTGTAGAAGGCGCTGTACCTGTTCCTACA